CCGCTCACTGATTTCTCAGGTACAAGGCTAAAAGTGGCTTTTGCAAGGTCTGGCTTGGTGATCGTTATGATCCCGCTCTCCCTTACTTGTCCTTTCTAATGGCCGAGTGGAGCGGTGGTGCTTTTCTTTTGGCCAACGAATTTTGCCATAAGGCGGATCGGCTGGCCGGGGTGCGGTAAACCGCGTTGCTATGTTTTGATTTCATCATACACCTTTTTTTAGGCATTGCAAGAAATATTTTCATTTATAAAATAAAAATTGACATACAATAAAATAAATGTATAATAGCAACCATGAAAGCAAATTTAAACATCATTGAAGACAAACGAAAAAAGATCGGCATACCAAAGGCAGAACTCGCAAGGCGATGCGATGTGAGGCCCGATACTATGGCATTTTTTCTAAAAAGAGGCAACCAACTAAATAAGGACTTGTCCCTTGTTTCTCGGTTATGCAGCGAGTTAAAAATACCCATAGAAAGAGTGATAAAATGACCGATGATATAAAAATAACTTGCCCGTATGATAAAATAGAAATCCAGCCACAACCATTTGGGTATGGTTATGTCTGGATATGCCCGATTTGTGGAATAGTTATTAAGAGTATTGCCGTGACGACAGGGCGTGAAAAATAACGCACGAATCAGCCGGAACGAGCGGAGCGAGAGATCGGCTGAATGAGATTGTTATAAGATTTTTTAACAATTTAACATTTAACAACTATTTAAAGGAGAACTACGATTATGGCAACAAAAATTAAATTGGCAGAAGCATTGTTACGGCGGAAAGAATTGCAGGGCAAGGTTGATATGCTCAAACAGATTAAAGACAAAGACATATTTGAGGTGAAAGCCCAACGCAAGCAAGTGACAGAGAACATTGATGACATTGTTGCGGCAGTGCCGAAGCTGACCGCTTCACAGGTGACGGCAGAATTTGACTTTTACGCAAGGCAACTTCGCCTTGTTGACGCTGCAATTCAGCAAGCCAACTGGACGATAGAAGTAGAGATTGGCGATACTGTAATGGGAGATTATAAAAAACAGGCATAAGTAAAATAAAGCGGTGGTGTGCGTAGTGCGTAAGGCTGGCACCGTGCCTTGAACGGTAGAGGTTGGCCAACCTCGTTGCAAATGAGCCAACATTAAATGGCAATCAAAATTGGAACTTTGTGGCTCTGGTTCAAATCCAGATACCGGAAACGGTATAGCTCAGTGGTAGAGCAAAAGTTTTTGAGTCACGCCGGATGACATTAAAGCCGGGCAACTCCGAATATGAGAACCATTTACAACTCATATCCGATTGACCGATTGCAAATACACCCGATGGCCGATTGTGATTTTTCCGAATAACCCGCGCACTGGCACCACCGTCATTTTTACTTATAACGCCGAAATAACCTGGAGCCGCTTGCGGCGATCAGGTTTATTGACTGGTTATCCATTTTTAAAAAGGAGAACATATAATGAAACCGAGCGAAAAGAAACCAGAAAAAGTATTTAGGATAATTGACCGTGCCACAGGAGCGCCAGTTGGTAGTTATAGCAGAGCCTATTGTGATGAATATGATTTTGATTCTTCTGAAAGCGCAAGAAACGCTAATTGCCACGGCATGTTTAAAGATAAAGGTAAGTTCGCTATTGCCGAATATCGCGTAACTTACGAATTAATAAACCCGGATGTCGATGGATAACGAAAAGCTGACCTGGAGCAAGCCAGCGGCTTGCGATCAGGTCTAGCGCCTGGTTATGCCAGGCGTGGAAAGGATATTTAAATGATAAAAATAATCGGTGACGATGACAAAGCAGTAAAAACCGTAACATGCAAAAACTGTTCTGCGATACTCCAATACACATTGGCAGATACCAGAACAGTAGTGCGCCATGATTACGGTGGTGGCTCAGATACCTATCGTCTCTTAACATGTCCACGCTGCAAAGACGAAGTATCGGTTGCGTTGTATTGAGGCATAACGAAAAAATCAGCCGGAGCGCAGCGATCCGGTGGATTGGCGGGTTATTTTTATTTTAACCAGTCGGAAAGGATTTAAAAATGGATAGAGTACAAGTAAATAAAGATTGTTATCAATGTCGATATGGGTGCGAGAAAACAGAGGAATTTGAGGCATGGTGTCACGAAGCATCAAGGATGATAGATGATATGTCTGTGATACCTGAATGGTGTCCATTGCCTATTTTTATTCCAGATGACGGAAAATAACAATTAATATACCTCGCGTGTCTTTTTGTTGAAGATTAGAATAACCATTGTTTAACGCTATGTTGCGATGATTAACAACTTATTACTTTAAGGATGGTAATGATATGAAACGCTATCTTGAGTTGTTTTATTTGGGGATTGGTTTTATTATTTGCCTATTGGCAGTCTATGGGGCCGTCCAGATTTCCCGAGCGTTTGGGGTGATTGGATGAAAGTATTAACAGACAAAAAACTTCTCTCGTTTTGGGGACGGGCGGTAATTGAACGCGCCGGCTATAAATGTGAATACCCGGATTGTAATATCCATTATACCCAACTTCACCCACATCACCTATATTCCAGGCGTTACGTTACTATGAGATACAACCTTGACGCGGGTATTTCTCTTTGCCCACAACATCACACTATGGGTGGATTTTCAGCCCACCTAGACCCTGATTTCAAAGATCGGCTTATAGTAACCGGAGTCCGGACGGAAGAATTTTTTAACAGGCTTAGGATGGAAAAAAACCGTGTCCAAAAAAATACCGTGGCGTTTAAAAATGAGTGCTACGAGAAATTAAAGGTTTATTTGTAATGGCCTCCAAAAAAGTCAAAGAGAATTACAAAAAACATTACGATATCCAGCGTGAGATTTGGAAGCGCCGGGTGAAAAAAGAAGAAGGAATTGTAAAATGGCGGACGGAAGAATTTTATCAAAAAGAATATCGCGCTCAAAAAAAATAGCTTGTTTATCATCAGACACAGCCCGAATGTTTTATTCGTGGATAATTCCGCACCTTGATGTTGAGGGTAGAATTGAGGCAGACCCAAAACTATTAAAATCAGATATAGTTCCGCTTTTAGATCACTTCACAGCTAAAACAATCCAAAATATTCTAATTGAGTTACATAGCTCTGGGTTAATAATTCTTTTTGAGGCGGAAGGAAATCAATATTTACAATTAGTTAAGTTTAATGAAAATCAAAAAAACCTGCGTAAGGACAGAGAAGCTCCATCGGTAATTCCAGAAGCTCCGGCAGAAGTCGGGCATAACTCCGGCGAAGCTCCGGCAGAAGTCGGGCATAAGATTAAGATTAAGAGAAGTTTAAGTATAAGAGAAGATCAAGAGAATATATGCGCAAATTTCTTTGCGCGTTTCTATGAAGTATATCCAAAAAAGAAATCCAAAGGACAAGCTGAAAAAGCCTTTTTAAAAATCAATCCCGACGAGCAGCTCTTAGACTTAATGCTGTCCAAGATAGAGCAGGCCAAGAAATCGGATGAATGGATTAAAGAAAAAGGCAAATACATACCGCACCCAGCAACATGGCTAAATGCTAAAGGCTGGCTCGACGAAGATTGTGAAGCTCATCCCCTGTCAGGAGTAGTATCAGATAAAACTATCTCAACCGTGCGAATGCTCGACGATTGGAGGCCACCGGCGTGAAAAATGAAATTAAATTTAAAGAATACCTCGCAACTTTATGTGAATTACACGACCGCACAATGTCAAAATTATTAACGGATTTGTATTGGAAGGTTTTAGAGCCATTCACGGATGACGAATGCGAAAAGGCTTTTCAGGATATTATTTATTCTAATAAATTCTTTCCAAAGCCAGTTGATTTTATTGAAGTATTACGTGGTAAGAAGCAAAATGTTGCAACCGAAGCATGGTTGATTACACTAGAATCAGTAAAACGCATTGGTAATTATCAAAGCGTAAAGTTCGCCGACCCGGTAATTCATTCCGTGGTGCAGGCAATGGGTGGCTGGCCCCAACTGTGTATGATGGAAACAGTGGACGAGAAGTGGAAGCAGAAAGAATTTGAGCGGCTTTATGAAGTCATTGCTTCACGCGAGGGGAAACATCCGGATTACTTACCCGGAACCACTGAAATGGAAAACTTTAAAACCGGGTTTGAAGCTGAAAAGGAAGTTGTGCGAATTGGTTTTAATAAACAGAAAATCAGGATGATACAGTAAATCAATGCCGGCAGCGGCGGGAGGGTAGATGGCTGATAAAATAGAAATAATCGCCCAGGTATCTGGTTATAAGAACTTGAAAATAGAAGGTGGTTTCCGGCTTCAACTGGATATCTATGAGAGCCGCCCTCAGGACGTTGCCATGTGTGCGCTATTAGCTAATAGGCGGCAAAATCTTAAAGTTATTTTGGAGCCGATAGAGGAAAAGAAAAAATGACGAGAGAGCCATTTATAACCGGTAGAAAAAACATCATTCCATATTTCCTCCAGCAATTCAGTTTTGCCGAAACAAAAAACCCTTGGCAGACAATACGTGACTGGAAGCAGCGTTTTGGATTCCCGATCAGGTACCTACCAAATGGAAAACCTTATGTAATTCCGTCCGAGGTTGTTACATGGGCGATCGCCTACGACGAAAAAAGAAAGGGCGGGTGATTAGCCCGCCCGGTGGGGCTACTTTTTATTAAAATCTGTCACGCGCCGGATCATGTCGTGATGCTCACTGACCCATGCCGTTACAAGATCAATTATTTTCCTGTTCATCGGCACCGGCTGCAATGCGCACAGACTTTTAAACTCTGTATGAAGTTCAGCCGGAAAATCCCTAACGATAATATTTTTGGATTTCATCTTTCACCTCCGACCGCCCGAGGGCGGTTTCGCCGGAATCTCACCGGCTCATCAGGGAGCTACTAGCAAATTCCAGAATTTCCACCCCAGTTTTCGGGCGCAGTTATGACCCATTTACACCAACCGGAAACACGCTCTGACCACTGGCGGTCATCCTCGGTGTAAAAACCAAGTATTTTCATGGCATAATTTCTATCATCATCCGTGACAGATAGATTTTCAATTTCATCGGCGCAGGATTCGCGGGCGCGTTCGACCGTGCGTGAGAATGATTCCGGCAGCATACCGCCCAAATTCCGTTTGTTCACATAGGCGGAATATCCATTTTCGATCAAATATTTATCAATAATCCACTGGACTGCCAGCGAGCGAGCGGCGCTCTCGATTTGCCTCCGCTGATCGTCTGTCAATGTCTGTTTTCGGATATTGTCCAACTCAAATCGATGTTTCAAAACCCGGCCAGCCTGGTTCAGTACATACTCATATGCCCCATGCTCACCATGTTTCGCCAGCAAAATTCCGTACTCGTCATCAGGGACCACTACCGTCAACCCACTGCGTTTCGATTCGATTTTCATATTGTCCTCCATCCCGGCTTCCCGGATCGGCGTTGAGGTCGCCACCCTTTTGTTGATTGCAATATAAATCATGATTGCATTGATGTCAAGCATTATTATAATATATTTTTAAGTATTTTAAAAACGTAATGATTTTAATGTGTTAGGTGTGAAAATAAATGTAAAAGCAAAAAACAGACATACACCCCTAAAACACCCCTAGGCTATCTACCTATTTTATAAGAGCTGTGCTGTAATACAACCAACATGCAAAACAAATCCGAGGACACAAAAAAAAGAGAGACATTGGGCAGAGAAGCAGGGGAAATTGCGCGGGCGGACACTTTAAAGCACTGTAAAGCGATAGGCCTCACGCCTCGCAAGGTTTTGCGCCGGATTAAAGAGGGATTGTACGCAAAAGAGAATAAGATTTTTTACGACAAGGATCGTGGAAGGTGTGTCGTTGGGCCGGATCAGATAAATCATACAGCGCGGGCGAAAGCGGTTGACCAGGCAATAAGCGTTTTTGGGATAAATGCTCCTGAAAAAAGCAAGATAGAGTTTCCTGATGAAAACGGAAAGCCACAAAAAATAGGCGGGTTATTCACAGACATGGAGCGAGCCACAAGGCTTGTTTATCTTTTAACCCAGGCAGCTAAACGGAAGAATGCTGAATGCAAAACACAGCCGCAAAAATTGAAGAAATAAACTATCTAATCGGCGCAATGGACGACGATGAGAAGGCGGAATTAGATGAATTATTGTCGTCTGAGCTTCCCGCCTGGGTTCCATTACCGGGGCCACAGACAGTAGCCTATGAGTCTGAGGCGGATATTATTTATTACGGTGGCTCGGCAGGCGGTGGAAAATCAGACCTTCTTTTGGGGTTGGGGCTTACTAAACATAAACATTCAATAATTTATCGCAGACAATCGACACAGTTAATCGGTATACAATCACGCCTCCTCGATGAAATAATCAAATCTCGGAAGGGGTGGAATGGGCAAAATGACATTTTAACATTTCCTGATCGGAAAATTGAATTTGGTTCATGTAATAATATTGGGGATGAGATTAAATATCAAGGAAGACCACATGATTTTATAGGGTTCGATGAAATAACTCACTTTCTTGAATCACAATTTCGGTTTCTAGTTGGTTGGCTCAGAACAACAACCCCTGGTCAGCGATGTCAAATAGTTTGCGCTGGTAACCCTCCGACAACTACAGATGGCCAGTGGGTTGTAACTTTTTGGGCTCCATGGCTTGATCCAAAACATCCAAACCCAGCACTGCCGGGGGAGTTGCGCTGGTTTACAACCATTGACGGCAAAGATGTTGAATGTAAAAACGGTGATCCAATAATTATTGGAGGCCGCTCTGTTAAGCCATTATCCCGAACGTTTATATCATCGAAAGTAACCGACAATCCATTTTTAATGCAAACAGGTTATGAGGCGACATTACAATCATTACCCGAGCCGCTAAGATCACAGATGCTTAACGGTGATTTTGCTGCGGGAATGGAAGATAGCGCGTGGCAGGTTATTCCTACGTCATGGGTTGATGCGGCAATGGAGCGCTGGACCCCAGAAGGCAAAAAAGGGAAAATGGATTCCGTTGGAGCCGATGTTGCTCGCGGTGGCCAAGATAAAACAACATGCGCAACTCGTTACGGGAATTGGTATGACCAAATAAAGTGTTGGCCGGGATCACAGACACCAGATGGGTCGACCGCGGCAGGATTAATATTTTCATGTGTTAAAGATCAGGCACCCGTGCATGTTGATGCGTTGGGTGTTGGCGGGGAAACTGTTGGGCACCTAGAAAGTGCCGGAATACAGACAATAGCTGTTAGTGGTTATGACACAAAAAACTGCGATATTGAGTATGATAAGGCTACTGGTAAATTAAGGTTTAGAAATTTACGGGCTAAAATATTTTGGCGCTTCCGTGAGTCCCTTGACCCTATTTCTGGGGATAACGTGGCGCTTCCTCCTGATCCTGAGTTAAAAGCAGATTTGTGTTGTGCAATGTGGAAGCTCACGCCAGGAGGAATATTGATCGAGCAAAAAGAAGATATTAAAAAAAGAATACACCGCTCCCCCGACAAGGGTGACGCTGTGTTATACTGTTCAATATCAACACCGAAACGGTCAATGTTGCAAAATAAAGAAGCAGAAACTTCCAAAGAATGGTCACCATGGGATAATTTATAGGAGTAATATGATTAAACTTAAAAAAATAGACTGTTTTAACAACGATAAAAGTTCTTTGTGGGGCCAGATCGAAGATGCTTTCCGGCGCTCGGCTCCAAAGACAATGATCGTTGATGATGACATGATTGATCGCCTGTGTAGCGCAATTGTATTTGGCGATATTGATGTTTTATCGTTGACCGATGAAAATGGTTTGGCCGCTATTATTTTAACGATTATCAGAGAGGACTCCGTATTGGAGTCAAGGGTATTGCTTATTTACGCTGGAGCAGCCTTTAGGAAGTTAACCTGGGCTGATTGGGCTCAATGTATAGAGGGGGCAATGAAATACGCCTCAGACCATAAATGCAAAGAAATAACCGGGTTTTCATTAGTGCCAAAGGTGTATGAAATGGCTGCACGTGTTGGCGGGAATATTAATACACGGTTCTTTTCCATACCGGTGGAGGTAAAATGATCAGAAATTCATTAGATAGAAAAATTACCCTTGGGATTGTGGCCTGTTTTGGTGGCGGAGGTGGTGGAGGAACTACGTCAGCCGCTACGGTTCCGGATGAAAGCGATGCCGAAGTGCAGGCGGCGAAGGAAAAAGAACGCAAACTTGCTCGGCTTCGAAAGGGACGCAGTTCAACAATATTAACATCTGGACAGGGGCTTGGTGATAATAATTCCAACGGGAAAACACTTTTAGGTGCGTAATGGCAAGCAGAAACCAAAAAATCCCAGAGAAAATACAGGCCGTTGACATTCAAAAATGTCTCGAAGAGCCTGTTAGCGCAACTAATCCAGTACCAGTTGATATTAAACCAGCGACGGGAGAAACGCCTATTTCCGTAGCCGATGGATCGGATAAGGCGCAGGGATCACTTACCGATGTTGCCGTTGCCGCCGGTGCCTCCGGGACAATTTCGGCCAAATTACGACGCATGAGTGCCGACATTGCAACGATTGCAGGTTATTTGCAAGACGGAAGCCAGAAGACCCAATTGTATTATTCTGACGGGACAACAGCAGTTGATATACAAAATCCATTGCCGGTTGACGGAGATAGCCTTTACGCAAAGGACATTGATTTAGCCCATTCAACTAAAGTTGGCTGGACAGGTAATATTATTGACTTATTTGACTGCCCAAATGATGCAACTGGCATATATAACGATACGGTAACAAATCCAAAATTATTATATATAGCATTTTGTAGAACGGTTTATCTTAATGCGATCGGGATTGGGAGCAATCTAGCTGGAAAAACATTTAGTAATGCAAAAATTGAGTTTATTGGTAGTGATGGGACTGTTCGAGCGACATATGATGATAGCGCAGACGCGACTAAATATGGAACAAAACTTTATTCATTTGCACCAGTGGCATGTATCGCAATAAGATTTTCGTTTCTTACGGCAAATACAGATATTGGTCTATCGAATATAACAATTCAAAAAGAGAACGCGGTTATCGCCAGAATAAGAGGAATTGATGAAGATACTGGTGAAGTTGGAGATATAACTACATCAGGTGGTGATTTCAATGTTTTAGCGCGGCTAAGAAACGCCACTGGCAATGTGAAAATTAATCCTGCCACATCCACTATCCAAACCGATGGAACGCAAATAGCGCGTATAACCGCGAGAACTGGAGCATCAACATACCAAGTCCCCTTAATTGATGTCGCAACACATGTAATAAAAACAATAGACAATGCCCATAGCGAAATACACGATGGGGATGCGTTTTTCAGGAAGGATTGGTTAGACTTAACAAATGGCCAGGTCTACGACATTCTTTGCGTTACTCCTGACACCGCGCGATATGCCCATATAGTAGTAGAATTTGCATCAGAATTAGAGAGTAATATTAAAGTTTATGAAGGGGCTACGGCGTCTAATAATGGAACGGCCATAACGGTGTTTAATAGAAATAGGAATAGTGCAACAAACTCAACTACTTTATTGTACCATACTCCAACCGTGGCTGGTGGAGCAGAGGGTACGAATATAGCAAATTATAAAATTGGGTCAAGCCGAGCTGTTGGCGGTAATGAAGGTTCACGTTTAGAGATAATATTAAAAAGAAACACTAAGTATTTAATAAGAATAACAAACGACACGGCAAACGCTAATTGGTTTGCATTTTTAGCAGATTGGTATGAGCACACAAATTTAACAGCATAACAGGAGGAAGTAGATGAAAAGGATATTTGGCGTAATATTAGCAATTTTATTGATTCATATTTCGGCAGCGATTGCTTTTGCTTTAACTCCGGGATCATGCACTCAGTCGACCAAGAATTACCAAAATGCCGGAATAAGAACAATCACTCTTGTGTGTAGTGGGTCTCCGGATGACGGGGCGATCCCTAATATAGCAATAAACACTGCCAATACTGCCCTAATTGTGGGTTACAGGCTCGAACAGGTAGAGGCCTATCCGACGGTAGGAGGTACGGCTCCGGATGCAGCGGATGTATTTATTTTGACCGATACGGGGATTGATTTGCTTGGGTCGGTCGATGGAAGCACAACAGCGTATATGGGGTTAAATCTTATTCACGCTACCCTGACAAAGAGAGCCTATCCGGATATTTATCTGACTGGCTCAACGAGTCACGCACATTATTCACCATTCATTACAGGTGTGTTGACGTTGAAGGTACTTAATCAAGCAACAGCTTCGGCAAATTACACAATAGTATTGACATTTCACAAACAGACAGAAAATAATTAATAACGATTTATTAAGGAGGGTTTGAAATGAAAAGATTGACAGTTTTTACAGTAATATTCATGTTTTTGTTTTTGGTAGTTATGCCAGGGCAGGCGTTAAATACTGGCGATGAGCAAAACTTTTCCAAAAAGGTAACAGTAAAACTCGGCAGTCCGAGTGATTCAAAGGTTGCCGTGCAGGTAACTGGAGGTTCTTTGAATGTGGGTGCCGGCACTCCGGGGACAACTGCGGGACAAAACGATGCTTATATCACCGGCACTCTTGAAGTTGACGGCGCGGTGGATTTTGCTGGTTCGACTCTCAAATTGAGGGGGGTTACCTACACCCTGCCTGCGGCAGATGGAGCGGCGAGTTATTACCTTCAGACGAATGGTTCTGGTACTCTTTCATGGGCAACGGCAACGGGAACTGGAAACACCCTTGATCAAGCTTACGACCAAGGCGGAGCGGGAGCGGGAGCGGTAATTACTGTTGATTCCGCCGCTTTACAATTAAACGGTTCACATGCAACCAATGATACGTTTTTTGTTAACAAAACCACTGGTTCCGGTGATTCTATCCAAATCACCAATGCAGGCACAGGATATGACATCCATGGTACTTCCGGGACGTGGTTTGTCACTAAGGCAGGATTGGTCACCGGTTCGGCAGGAACTTTTTCAGGTGCGGTATCTGCCGGGTCGTTTGGGGTTACGGGAGTAACTACTATTGGAAATGGGACAAGCAGTGTTGCGGTTAATTCTTCTACTTGGGATGTTTCTACCGCCGGGGCATTTACCGGCGTGGCCTCTCTTGATTTGACTGGAGATATGACTTTCGCCACGACGAAGGGTATTAAATCTAGTACTACAACTGCGCAAACGGTGTTGTTCCAAGGATACGATGTTGATAATACTACATATCGTCCAGCAATGACTATAACCAATGGTGATACAATCGCTGTTGCAGTAGGCGACGGGCTTGAAACGGTAGCGATAAACTCAACAACCTGGGATGTGTCCACGGCTGGCGCGTTTACTGGCGTGGCTGATATTACTGGCACGGCAGGAGAAGCGTTAGGGATTACCTTGGCCTCTGATGGGGCTGCCGATGATCTGACAATTTCAGTAACCGGGGCAACGGATTCGAGCGTTATCCTTGCTTCGTCCGGGACGGGCGCTGATGCAATAAGTTTGCAGGCTAGTGCCGGGGGGATTGATGTAGATGCACCAGCTGCGCAGGATGTAAATATTGCCGGTGGACAGGTTGCCATTGTTAGCAAAGATGACGCGGCAAGTGCAATTAGTTTGACGGCAAACATCGGCGTTTCTGAAACAATCGTTATTACGAATACTCAAGGAACCGGAGAGTCTGCCATAACTTTAACTGCTACCGCTGGCGGCGTAAACGTTGATGCCGCCGCAGCCAAAGATTTGGATTTAGCTGGTGGCCAGGTGAAAATTGTCTCCAAAGATAACGCCGCGGGAGCTATTTCTTTTACCGCTAATATTGGGTCTTCGGAGACTATTACCACCACAAATACACAGGGAACAGCAGAAGGCGCTATTGCTCTTACTGCTACGGTCGGTGGAGTTGATATTGACGCGGCTGCTGCTAAAAACATTGATATTTCTGGTGGGCAGGTGCTTGTTAGTTCTAAAGATAACGCGGCTTCGGCCATTGCTTTAACCGCAAATGTTGGCACGAGCGAAACAATCGTAGTTACAAACACACAGGGCACCGATGCCGCAGCTATCGCATTAACCGCTACTGCCGGTGGAATCACGCAGACGGTAGCCGCTGGCAAAGCAATTACACTTAACGGCACTGTTAATATTAAAGTTGGTTCAAATATTGCGTCACCAGCAGGCGGGGAACTTACGTTAGGAGAAGGGCAGTATTTTTTAATCACCGGGACGAACAATATCACAAGTATTGCCGCTGCATCGTCTACCGCTGGCCGTGAAGTAACGTTAAGATTTGATAATGTTTTAACTTTTACAGATGGCGGTAACCTAAAGATTGCCGGAAACTTTGTTACGTCTGCGGATGATACTGTCACTTTGATTTGCGATGGCACAAATTGGTATGAAAAGGCACGTTCAGCTAATTAATGAGGTCTGGGAGCAATATTAACGATAACGGGGGCTCCAATGGCAGAGCAAGACAAAGAATTAATCACGCTCGTTACAAGCAGACAAAGCCAGCTTGAGAACGAAAAGAGCAACTTTAACGACCGGATGCAGGATGTCGCGGACTTCGTTTCCCCTCATAGAGACGATATTCGCGGCAACCTGATGAAGGGAGAAAAGAAGGGCTCTAAAATATTTGATGGTACTGCTGTGGGTGCCGCTGTTCTGGCAACAGACGGCATCCATGGCTATCATGTTTCCCCTGCCTTTGCTTGGTTTAAGTATGCAATGAATCGCAAGCAGGTTAATAACATCCCTGAAATCAGATCGTGGTTGGATGAAATTGAATTTAACATGTTTATGGTCCTGCTGCGGTCGAACTTCTATAATGAAATGTGGGGGTATATTTACGACGGCTTCACGTTAGGCACGGCGGCCATGTATCAGGAGGAAGACATTGCCCAGGGAAGAACTTGTTTTGAAGCCGTTCACCCCGGGGAAATATTCATTGCTGAAAATCGTTATGGCGAAGTTGATGTTTTGCACCGGAAGAGGAAAAGATCAGCAAAGCAAATGGTGGAAATGTTTGGCGAGGGAAACGTACCAATTTTAGTGCGGGAGGCGTATAAGACAAGTCCATTTACGGAATTTGAAATCATTCATGCTGTATTTCCCCGTACTGAATATGATACGCGGAGAGCAGATAAAAAGAACAAGCCTTTCGCATCTGTATGGCTGATGCCCGCAGGTAATCATATCTGCAAGATAGATGGGTTTGATACATTTCCTTATCATGTGTGGAGATATTTAAAGACAGGAAAAGAGCCATATGGGGTTTCCCCGGCAATTCTGGCAATGGCGGACATTAGAGGAATTAATTTAATGTCAAAAACTCTTTTGGGAGCCGCTCAACTGGCTGTTGATCCTGCTTACAACGTCCCGTCATACCTTCTGGGGAAAACACAACTTAAGCCGCGTGGCCTTAATTACATGCAAAACCCTAGTGACAGGATCACCCCTGTCAATGACGGAAGTAAATTCCCTATTGGATTGGATAGGGAAGAGGCAAAGCAGAGAGCGATTAAAGAACGATTTCACGTTGATACGTTTTTAATGCTTTCGCAAATGTCCGGCGGTCAACGTACGGCCTATGAAGTTTCCGAAATGATGGCAGAGAAAGCGGCTATTTTAGGGGCAGAACTGGGGAGCTTTAACACTCAACTGGATGGTATTTTAGACTCAACTTATGATATTGAAATGAAACAGAGCGTTCCCCGGATGCCCAAAATTCCGGATATATTGTTCCAAATGGGGCAGGATGACCCGGGGCTAAGGTTTGATCCTGTTTACATGGGTCCGTTGGCACAGGCGCAAAGGGAAAGATTCAGTAAAGATGGAATAAGAAAATTCTTTGCAGAAATTCAGCCGTTGGTTAATTTGCAAATGTCAGTTGAGGGGTCGGCGGATATTATGGATAATTTTGATCTTGATGCCGCTGGAAGGATATTGGCAGATTCAAATAATATACCGGCTTCCATTCTTCGGTCTGAAGATCAAGTTGCTAAAGTAAGACAGGGTAAATTACTGGCTCAACAGGAGGCGGCTAAACAGGAAGAGGCCGCAGGTATGCTGCAAAGCATTAAAACCGCGTCCGAAGCCGATAGAAACATGGGCGGGAAATTATCTGACGGTATAGCGCAGGCGATGGGTGAGCAGAATGCAGCAGCTTAGTGAAGAGAACATAACGACATTGAGGGCGGCTTTTTCGACCAGTGCGGGGAAGTCAGCTCTTTTATGGATCATAAACGAGTGTGGGACGTTTAACCCAATACCGGTTGACGAAACTGCCGTTGCTCTAAAAAACTTTAGCCTGGCTCTTCTAACAGCGTTGGGTGGCGGTGGTATTTTGGAGTCAAGCGTGAAGTCATTTGTGGATAATTTATCACGCCAGCCGATAGAGAAAGTTAAGGCCGATGAATAATCTTATTGAGTACATAAAAAAATTGATTAATTCAAAATATTTTGGTAAAATAATTATAACTTTTGAGGCGGGGAAAATAGTCAATTTTGAAAGGCGGCAAAGCGAAGATGCAAAACAGTTTAATTGACTTATCCGAAGAACAGAGTGGAAAATGAAAAATAAACATGGTTTTATATAAGTTATTTGGATGGTGGATATAATTAAAATAAAATAGTTTAAAATAACGCTATCGAAAGAATCGAGGCGAATTGACTTTGAGAAATCAAGGTTGGTTCGCCTTTTTTATTGACCAAAAAGCAAAAACTTTAAGGAGGAAATATAATGGAACAAAACGATGGCGGCGGAAACAATGCCGGAGGAAGCGGAACAGTTGAATACCCTGGATGGATGTCAAGTTTACCTGACGCCCACAAAACCAATGAGTCGTTTGCCCAATTTAAGGAAGCCCCTCAAGTTTGGGATAAATTCGACTCATTGTTAAAGGCCGAGGGCAAATCTATTGCTATTCCTGACGAGAAATCGACTGATGAAGAAAGAGCGGCGTTCTATAATAAATTAGGACGACCGGAAACACCCGATAAGTACTCCATCACGAAACCGGAATTGCCGGAAGGAGTTCCTTATGACCCCGCTATAGAAAAGGTTTTTAAGGAATTTGCTCACCAAAAAGGGTTGCCAGATTCACAAGCCAAAGAAATTTATAACTGGTATTGGAATTTGGCTAAAGATGGGTACGCCAAGCAGCAGCAAGCTGAAACACAGGCCAACGAAAAGGCAATAAACCAATTAAAAGACGAGTGGAAGGGTGATGATTTTAAAGTCAATTCTGAACTGGCTGCCCGTTCTTTTAAGAAGTTTAGCGGCGAAAATCCGGAGGCTGTTAAATTTGTCGAAGAAACAAAAATTAACGGCATCCCTCTGGGCAATCACCCTATTTTCCTCAAGGTATTTGCCGCTATTGGCAAAGCCATGTCTGATGATTCGGCTGGCGGTGCGCGTGGTGGAGGAGTGGGTACAATGTCGGATGAAGATAAAGCAAAGACATTTTTCCCGAATACTAAATTTTAAACAAGGAGGACATTAAATGTCTACTGTTACGAGTCAATATAGCCTCTTAGAACAGGCGAAACGAATTGATGCTTCCGGTAATCAGGCTCAGATTGCCGAAGTACTCAACAGAAAGATGGGGCAAATCCTTATGGATGCCCCGTGGCTGCCGTCTAACGATATTTGGACGAACAAAACTACCCGCAGAGCTTCATTGCCTACCGGTACACGCCGGAAACTGAACCAGAGAATAAGCGCCTCTGTGTCCAGGACTACAGAAGTTAATGACGTAATTGAGAACATTGAGGATTGGTGCGAACCGGATGCTCTGTTGGTTGATTCCATGCCGTCTCCGGCAATGTTCCGGAAGGGCGAAGTTGATGCCTTTATTGAAGGGCTGGGCCAGACCGCCGTTGGCGATATTATTTACGGAGATAATGGGGCCGATCCGGATCAAATGCACGGAATTGAAGCACGTCTTGGTACGCTGGATAGCCGTTTTGTCATTGGGGCCGGTGGAACGGGTAGCGATCTGACAAGTATTCTCGGTGTTACCTGGGGGCAGGCAAGTGCTTACCTGATTTACCCTAAGAACATGGCCTCTAATCTTGGCGTTCTCCATGAGGATGAGGGAAGAGTGACCAGCGAGACCTCCGCCGGTAAGATGGTTGTTTACCGTGATCATTTTGCTATCCGGTTGGGCATGGTTGTTCGTGATCCTCGGGCGATTATTCGTTATGCGAATATTGAAAGTGCAGGCGCTGACAATACTTTCAACGAAGACGACCTGATCAAGTTAACGAATGCCTGGAATAAAGGTCCGGGTTCTCGCTTGTATGTAAATGATACCATTTTGTCTCAGATGCAGATTCGGGCAAAAGACAAGAGTAATATCTATTACACACCCGGCGGGAATGCACTGTCTGGCGAACCGCCCCTGTATTTTAACGGCATCCCGATTAGAGAAATTTCCCGGGAAATCCTACTGAACACCGAGGATGCTATTTCCTAAGCATCCATCTTATGAAAGGAGAATAGAAAAATGAGAGATGACCAATTAATTTTAAGTGATGCTCAGGTAATCGTAGCAAACGCAACCACTGTTGATTCCACAAACGTATGCGATTTGGGCATTATGTATGACCATACTGGGGTTGCAGTTCTTTCACACGGCCCGGAAAATGGGAATGACCGGCTTATCGTTACCTGCGAAGTTACACCTACGGCTGGAACAGCGTTATATCTGGAACTGCACGACTGCGCCACCTATGACGGGACTTATAAACCGACCGGCATTGGAATTGATTCAGCGAATGCTATTCCGATTGCTACGCTGGTTCCCGGGTATGAGCTGCTCAATGTTCCTCTTCCTAGAGGGTTGAGAGAGTTCGTGAAAATTGTTTACACGACAACTGGAAACCATACCGGTTCTGTTGGAGCGTTCAGCGCATATATTGCAAATGGCGTGACCACCAGAAATCAGGCGCCGTTGCGAGTATAGGATAGTTTAACAAAGGGGGCGGGTATCCCGCTCCCTTTATAAAAGGAGGTCTGGCCATGTTGTTTATCGTAATAAACGATTTTAAGTTCCAGGGTATTATACGAAAGTCCGGAAGTGTGATTGATGTACAGAAAAAGGACGTAGAAATAGAGATTGCCAAAGGAAAGAAGCAGATCACCCAGGAAGACGGAACCATTAAAGTTGGTAATTGGCTCTCTGGCCTTTTAAATCATTGCGCCCCTGACGATGAAGAGGCTGAGTTGTTAATATCCGGAGAGGTAAAAGAAAAAACTGTCGATAAAACAGTGTCACGCATTCAGGAAATTTACGCTGAAATGGATGAATTAGGCGCGGCTTATGATCGCCGGTGGAGAATTGAACGTCTTGAAAATGAACTGGTAAAGGCAAAAAAACTTAACGGGGTGTAATAATGGGTGAAGTACAGATTTGTAATCTTGCCCTAATGAAAGTGGGCAATCTGTCTATAACCTCGCTTGAAGACGCCACTAAAGAGGGTAGAGCGTGTAAACTTCTCTATCCCTTGGTAAGAGACGAACTCATGGCTTCTCACCCGTGGAACTTTGCCATGTCTCGGGCGGATATAGGAGCTGCGTTATTGGCCACACCTGCATTCCAATGGGACTATGCCTATACGGTTCCCGGTGATTGCCTGCGAGTTTGGGAGTTTTACGGTTCCACCGCCGAGTGGGTTGTGGAAAACGGGACATTCCTGACAAACGAATCCGAAGAAATCTATATTCGATACATCAAACTCATTACCGATTCGTCAAAGTTTAGCCCTTCTTTTATTTCCTGTTTGGCCACAAAGTTGGCAGCGGAGTTGGATGGCAAATTGTCTGACGGTAAAAAGAGGGCTTCCTTTCTTCAGGAACTTTACAGCAGGCTTCTTCCGGATGCGTATTCTCTCAACGCTGTTGAAGGCAATCCCCCAATCCATACAGATATGCAATCTCTGGATAAGGGCAATTTTAGTTGGCAAACTGAGGGGCGCTAATGGCCGGGTTGCAGTTTATAAAAACAAATTTTACATCTGGGGAATGGTCAAGTAAGCTTGAAGGGCGCGTTGATTTGGCGAAATATCCAAACGCTCAATACCGGATGGAAAACTTTCTCATTGACCCTCGCGGCCCGGCAATTTTCCGCCCGGGATTCAGATATATTGCCGGTACAAAAACAAATGCAACAGTATCTCGTTTAATCCCTTTTGAGTTTTCAACAACTCAAGCCTATGTCCTTGAGTTTGGAGATTATTACATTCGGTTCTATCGTAACCAAGCACAGATAACCAGTGGAGGTGTTGCTTATGAAATTTCCTCCCCATACGCCGCAGCTGATCTTGCCGGTATAAAATATTGTCAATCCGCCGATGTTTTATATTTATTTCATTCATCTTATCCGATCCAGAAGCTATCCCGTACTGGCCATACTGCGTGGGTATTGTCGCAGATTGTTTTTCGTTCTCCCGCCGTTAAAGAGGGGGTAATAAAACCAATTGCCA